GCCGTACAGACGAAGGTTCTGGCAGGTTATGGCGTTAAGTCACACTTTAGTTACAATTTATCTTTTGCTGATATCGATAAAAGTCTGGACGCTGGGAAGCCCGTTGTTATTGGCATACTCCATAGGGGTTCTCTTTCTGCACCTACTGGTGGGCACATGTGTGTTGTAATCGGCAAGACACCAGATGGTAAGGGATATTACGTTAATGATCCATATGGTTCACTAAACGATAACTACACTGGACCTGTGACTAACGGTAAGAAGACTATTTACACCAAAGCAGTTCTCAAGCATCGTTGGTGCCCAGGAGGTAATGATGGGTGGGGAAGAATCTTCGACTAGATTTAAAGCAAAGATGCTTAAGGTGATTAGAGAACTTACTAATAATGGAAAGCATGTAGAAGCAAACGAACTTTATCAACGTTATTTCGGAGACAACAATGGCAAGAATCGATTTACATAACTTCTTCAAGTTTTATGACGAGAAGAATCCTAACCACGTCAAAGCAATCCAATGGTTAGAAGATAATTTACCAGTGCAATATCTTGAGGATAATGTAGACTGGGCGGAGATTTATAGAGGAAAAAAGACTAATGCTGCACCAGCAACCACTGCTGCTGCAGCTCCTGTAACAGGTGGTGATGATGTCCCACAAATGGGCATCAAGTTAATTAAAGAGTTTGAAGGATGCCATCTCAAGGCATATCCTGATCCTCTTACTGGCAATCTTCCAATTACTATTGGTTGGGGTTCTACCCGTAAGAAGGATGGATCACCATTTAAAATGGGTGATACTCTAACTCAAACGGAAGCAGATCAACTTCTTATCGATCAATGTAAGAAGGAATTTCTTCCTGCTCTACGAAAAATTCCACATTGGAGTGAAATGTCAGATGGACAAAGAGGCGCTCTGCTCAGCTTTGCTTATAATCTTGGTGCCGGTTTTTACGGTGGCGATAACTTTAATACTATTACTAAACGCTTGAAGAATAAAGAATGGGACTTAGTTCCTGATGCTCTTTATCTCTATCGCAATCCTGGTTCAAATGTAGAAGCAGGACTTGCTCGTAGAAGAAAAGCAGAAGGTGAAGCTTGGAAAAAAGGATAAATAGTAGAAATCATAACTGATTCTTGATCTTAACTGATCTGAATCTACATACTCCGAGTCCTTTGTGACTTGGTGAATACTTTACTTTTAAACAACTTTAGTTTGTTTCGTTTAGTACACACTAAGTCACAGAGGACTTTCTATGTCTTACGCTACAAGGGCGCTTGCTGTAGCGTCTGCTCTTTTAATGGGGGCACCAACAGCATTCGCAGATACAATTTCTGGTACAGATTTTGAGACTGGAAATACTTCAGGATGGAACACTGGAACTCAAACAGGAACCTTAGACGCCACAATCGAAGGAGGAGGGACTGGTGTTAGTGTTGTTGATAATCCAGTAATCTTCAATGCTGGATCTTTCCCAGCAGTAGGAAGTCCAACATTACCTGATGGTTCTCCTAACCCATATCACGCACCCGCAGTAACACCAACCACTTGGGAGTTTGCTCCTTACGGAACTGCTGGTGCTGCACTGCAACCAAACGGTCAACAAACATTTAACCAAGCAACAGAAGCACTTGGTTTAACTCCAGAGCAAAATCAAGCAATAAGAGATCTTCTCACTCAACAACAACAAGCATCAGGACTTGGAAATCCAAATCCAACTGATGCTGCTTGGATTACTAAATCAGTCACATTAGAGACTGGAAAAGTCTATACAATGTCTTGGAACTACATTGGAACTGATTATGTTCCTTTCAATGATGGTTCCATTACTTCACTTGTTTATCAAGGTGCAGGTTCATCTCCATCAGTAACAGTTAATAACCAACTTCAAAACTATGCATTACTTGGATTTACTAATCCAGGAACAGGTGATTATTCTACTGGTTCTTTTGGTTCTACTGGATGGCAGTATTCAACCTATCAAGTAGGTGCTAATGGTGATTATCTCTTAGGATTTGCAGTGTTCAACCTTGGAGATACTGCACTATCACCAGTTCTTTTAGTTGATAGTCAACCTGGAACTACAACAGCAAATGGTCAAGCATTTACTCCTGTTGCTCCAAACAACCCAGATGCACCATCTGTTGATGAAGTAGCACCTACACCAACTCCAACTCCAGAACCTACACCTACACCAACACCAGAACCTGAAGTAACTCCAACTCCAGAACCTACACCTACACCAACACCAGAACCTGAGGTAACTCCTGAACCAACTCCAGAACCAACACCAGCACCTGAAGTAACTCCAGAACCTACACCTACACCAACTCCAGAACCTGAGGTAACTCCAACTCCAGAACCTACACCAGAACCAACTCCTGAACCTGAAGTAACTCCAACACCTGAACCACAACCACCAACATTATTAAGCTCTGTTACTGTTCCTGCACCAGGACTTCCAGTTGTTGTTACCACAGAAGTAACTCATAAAGCATCTGAAAAGGATGGAGTTCAAAAGATTAGAAGAGATTTTGCAACTACAACTCAAACTCCTTTATTAAGACAGGATACTTATAGTGATGGAACCGTTGTAGCATCATTACTTCTTTCTGTTGATACAGAGAATACTCACGATGTTCTTTCTGGTCGCACTGATCAGTATGAAGTTTTAGATAAGATTGGTGGTGGATTACAAAATCTGTTTATTTACGAACCAACTGAGCCAACCACAGACAGAGTAAGAGTATTCAATAACAACTATTATACTTGGTCTTCTGGTGAGAATGGATACAATGGTAAGACTTTAATCATTGGTGGTGGATTAGAGATTGATATTAAACCAACCTGGACTGTTGGTGCTCAATACAATAATATGAATATTGATTTAGGTGGAGTTGATAGCACTTCTAAACTCCTCAAAAATCATTATGGAATATTCAATATGTTCCGTGGAAATACATTCTCACTCTTAACAAATGCTGGATTTTCTCAGAACAAATATAATGTATCCAGAAATGTTCAGGGTGTCTTCAATAATGAAAGTTCAACAGAAGGAAAAGAGTGGTTTGTAAATAACAGATTATTCTGGCACCTCAATAAGAACATAACTCCATTTGTTGGATACACTGTTGGTAACTATCAGAGAGATGGATTTACTGAAAAAGGTTCTATTCAATCCAGAAGAACTATTGATGCTATAAACAAAACTTCACATTCTGGTGAGGTTGGTCTAAATATTTCACACCGTTTTGGTGGAAAGAAAAAGGATTTATTTGGAGTAACTGTTGGTGGTTCTTATGAAACCAGTGGATTAATTGAAGCATCTGCTTCTGTTGATTATAAAGAGATGGTCGTTATTGAAGGAATTCATCAAATCAATGATGGTGTTTCTAACACTGCAGTATCTGCAAAACTTAAATTCAAATTCTAAATAAAAAGGACATCATCACAAGGACTGATGGATAACGACAAAAAAGGTAAATGTATGAGTACTGTTATTCGTGTTGCTATTTTGAGTTGGTCTGCTGCTCTTCTGACTGCTAGTTATGCTGGTCTTCTTTCCAAGATGGACCCAACTTTCATTGCTACCGTATTTACAGCGTCTGCTGCAACCTTTGGTATTAATACAATGAAGAAAGGTGGTGATGAAGATGAAAAGAAAGAAGAACCACGTAGGGAAGTTGTTGTAGAACCAACTCCAGAACCATCAGCACCTGAAGTTGCTGCTGCAGAACCAACTCTTGAAGAAAGAGTTGAAGTTTTAGAAGGTCAAGTACAACCTCGTACAGGTGGAGCATAATGGCAAAGTCAGCAAACAAAGGTAAGAAAGGTGGTGCGGGTTCTGCTAATAATAAAAAGCAGAACTCTGGCAATGCCAATGCCAAAAAAGCAAAGAATGGTGGCAAGAAAAAATGATTGAATTTGTGACTTTGACTATTGTTGGTCATATGATTGTGGGACCTGATTTATGCCAAACTGATTTCCTAGGTGACAATCAAATTTACACGTTCACATACCAATGCCAAGAGAATGGAACACTCCTAAACGAGAGTGTTGGAATGCTCCCATCCACAAAATACTACAAGCTATAGATAATCACACCCGTCTTTATATGGAGACGGGTGATTTTTGGCATGAAGAACAGGCCCAGATATTGAGGAAGTATGTTAAAGATTTGAAAGTCTGGATTCATAAAGAAGAAGGTTGGTGGAACGAATGAAAAAGTTATTCACCTCAGTTGGTTTAGTTTTATCTTTAGCATTTCCTGCTTTAGCATCTTCATTAGAACCAAAACAACCAACAGTAAGACCATACAGTGCAGAAGCAATGGGTTGTATGATCCTCTTAGAATGTACTGAAGGAGTGGAGAAACTCACAATAGATTCTGAACTATTAAAGGATCCAGACTTTGATCCATTTAGAGAAGAACTAAAAAGAATTATTACTGCTCTTGATAGTGTAAATGTTCCTGTATATGTTGCAGAAGAAAGGTATTTTACACCAAGAACAGTTGGATTATATAAACCAAACTACAATCGCTTTTTTGTAAATGAAACTCTCCTCAAAGATCCTAGAGAGTTTCTGGGAACAATGAGACATGAAGGATGGCACGTTGTTCAGGACTGTATGGGTGGTGGATTGAAAACATCCTTTATGGCACAAGTTCATCAAGATAGTGAAATACCTGCTTGGGTAATGAAGCAGACCAGATTAACTTATGAATCAATGATGCAAAGTCGTGCTGTTCCTTGGGAAGCAGATGCGAATTGGGCAGAGGAACAGTCAAATGTGACTGCCGAAAAGTTAGAGATGTGTGCTAAAGGACCACTATGGGAACAAATTCGTCCAACACCAATGACAATGGATTGGTTGATTGGATGTGGTTGGATGAAACCACAAGAGGGTAAATATCCTTATTATCCAAACAAGAAAATTCAATATTGCACAGAAGGTAAGTATTGATGGATTTCCCCTGGGGAGTTGTTACAATATTAGGATGTGGTCTTATCTTTACCGCATATGTAATTTACTACATACTACGATTAGCACACGAGGAAATGAAAAATGAAGAACCTAGCACTCATTCTGTCAGCGACGAGTCTGGCAATTAGTGGAGCACTTTGTTATGGTGCTTATGTAACTTATAAGAAAGCAGAAGCAATTCTCAATAATCCAGAGGAGTTTGTTGGTAAAGTTGTAGAAAATCAAGTCAATAAAGCATTTGAGAAACTACCTATTCCTAAACTAAATACTGAGAAGTTCAAATTGCCATTCTAATAAATATCTAAAAAGTATTCGTAAAAATGGACGCACAAGAACTTCGCAATCTTCAAGAAGCATATATGGAGGTTGTTGAAAATCGGCAACTTGATGAAGCATCTGGTGGTATTATAGGTGGAAAAAACTTTCCTTCTGGAAGTTCTCAATTAAAACAAAAACCAAAAAGTTCTTCAAAATTGGGTAGAAAAATTGGTAAATCTTTGAGTGGTTTTAGTTTTGGTGGTGAAAAACCAAAAGATATTGTTAAAAGAACTA